CGACCGGGATGTTCTGAGTGCGACGCTCCCCGGCGCGCTGCATTAACTCTCGCATCATTTCGAGGCCCTGCTTGTGGGCCTCCGTGGCTGCGCCGGCTTCTGCTTCTTTAATCCCCTCTTTCATCGCCACTACGGAGGGGTGATCGTCCGGCATGTCAGGTAGGACAGGAGGGAGTTCCTTTTCGAGCCCCTGGATTAGGAGGTCCAGGTCTATGCTCTGCTTCGCCTGCTTTCTGAACTCTCCAGAATGCAAGCGGTTCATCCATCCGGATTTTTCTTCATTGGAAAGAGAATTCCACCACTTCCGTATTCTTCCTGGCATTTTCTTCGGAATCGTCCCGTGACTTCCCTCTACCGCCGCAGCACCACCCCCAAGGATGAACGATGGCAGTAGAACATTCGTCCCCCCCTTCAACTGCTTTATGATTTCTTCTTTTGTAGGAGGTTTGTACTGAGGGTCTGTTACTGGCCTTTCCACCATGATCTTAACTGCAATTTCTGCTGGCTCTTCGAGGTATTCCGTCCCCGCTTCGACAGCCCCTTTCGAAAGGTAATTCAGTATCCTTCCGGAGAATCTTCCTGGGGACATGATATTCCCAACAGACAGCGCGTTAAGACCTGCCGAAAACGCAGCCATCAGGGTCCCGCCGAGCAACGCCTGCTCGTCTGTACCGCCTTTTTCTTGTATCTCGCGGAACGTGCTTGCACCCTCCAAGGATCCGCCTGCGGCACCTCCTGTGATGGCCGCTCCTATCAATGCAACCCTTTTGATGACCTCTGGAGTGAACTTCAGGAGTTTCCCGCCAACTGTTATTGTCTTGTGTGCGCCAAGCGCAGGAACAATAGCCGCCGCAAATGATGGGAGTGTTTCGAACACCGACTCAACGATGTACGATCCAGATAGAAGCATCTCCGGGTTGTCCCATACGGTTTTCCCTGCGAACTCCTCCGGTTGCGGAAATTGTCCCGCAAGTTTTTTCATATCAGCCGTGAACTTATCGCCAACATCCGAAAGTGCCTCATCCCCGATGATCTTTCCGGCCACGGTAGTAAGAGTCCCTGCGGACTCACCCATCTGTGCAAGCCCACGCGAAAGCCCACGGACTGCCGATTTCATGCCTGGAGGCACTTCCTCAATAGACTTCGGAGCGTAGGTCCCAAACGGCATAGGTTCTGCCTCTTCGGATTCCGGTCCTGTTTCCGGAATGGAAGGAATGGTTCCGAGGATGGCCGCAGTATCCCGAGGGATCGTGTTGATCTGCATGGAGATGAAGTCCGTAATGCCCTTCAGGGTTTCGTTCGGAACCTCCTTCCACCTATCCTTCGGGATCGCCTTTGAGACGAATTTTTCCCAGACCTGCTTGCGATAGGCAGGGTCTTTCGAAGACTTCTCTTGGAAATACGGGTTCGTTTCAAAGTTCTTCGAGAAATAGTTCTGAGCGACCTTCAACTTCTCCTCGTCGGTTTTCCCGAGGAAGTAGGGGTGAGAAACAATGTCCTTCCAAGGCGTCGGCATTACTCGTAGTCCTTCTTGATCTCCGCTTCGATCGCGGCGGCTCCCGCCTGGGGTGCGGACGGCGTGTAGTAACCCCCGCCGCCGAGTGCCCTGATAACGTCGTTGTATCTCTTGATGAGTGCGTCGAGCGACTTTAGCGCAGCGGTCTTGTCCGTACCCTGCATGGCTGCGGCCATGTCCGGGTTCGCTTTCGAAAGGACTGCCATCATGGTTGCATCGATCCCACCGGACCCCTGAAGCACTACCTTCGCCTTTTCTGCTGCGGCGAGTTTATTCATCGTCGTGGTAAGGGTATCAATGGCCTTTGTGGATCCAGATGCCTTTATCCTCTCAAGCGCGTTCGTGTGGAGGATTGATAGTTCCTTCTTCCTTCGTTCCCACGCCTCCTCGATCTTTACGTCTTCGAGCACCTTGTCCATGTTCCCACGCGCTGCCTGTGCCTGCTGCGCCGTGGCCTTCACGTTCGCCCGAAGCTCCTCGAGTTTTTCCGGCTTCTCCTTCGCTCCCTTTCCCTGCTCTGCTCGAAGTTCTTCAATCGCCGCCGCCGCCGCTTGGTCTGCCTCTCTCAGTTTCGGAGTACGGATCAACTTGTCGAAGTATTCAGCGTTCGTGTTCATGCTGTGGAGTGTGTCCAACATCCCCTGGCGGGATACTGTACCTTCTGCGTCAAGTTCCCCGTTCCCTTTCCACTCATCCATCAGCATCTTCTGCGTCTCCGCAGGGAGTCCAGAGAATACTTGGTTGATACCTGGGTTCACGCGACCACGGAGCCACCTCCCCTTCGCTTCGGCCTGCTTGGCCTGTTCCTCCACGATCCTTTTCTGCTTGCCGGCCATCTCCATATCGGACTTGTGCTTCTCTTCTTGGAGCACCTGGTCCCTCTGCATCAGGGCCATCTTTTCGAGGTCGATAGCCGTACCGACGAGGCTCTGCGCTCCGGTGGCCTGCGTCTTCGCAAGATCCACCGCGGCCCCCGTGACTCTCTGAAGGCTTTCCGCAGCCCCGCTTTTTCCGAAGTCCTCAAGAAATTTACCCATGAGCCATCACCTCCTGCGTGCCCCACGTAGCCACGGCCCGTTCACAGGCCCCCCAGGCGTAACCGTAGACGGCCTTCTCGAACCAAGAAGGGGTCTTCCCCCTGGCGATTTTTACCATGTACCCGACGAACGCCTTGGCGAATGGCAGACGAACCAGATTCCCGAAGCCGCCCTTCCGCATGGCCCTTACGTGGGGATCCGCCCACTCGAGGTAGGACACGAACATCACGTCGTCGATGTGCTTCTGCCGGAACACCATGCACGCCCGGTAGTCCGACCTTGATAGCAACTTTTGTCGCAGGAGTTCCCCGCAGACCACGGAATCGTCGAACAGGGACACCGCAACACCGACCCCTGCGCCAATCAGAGCCCCAACGGGACCGCCTATCGAAGTACCAGCGGCGAGGTATCCACCGAGCGCTGCGCCAGCACCTCCGAGCTGAAGCCCTTGGGAGATGTCTTCGTTTGCCCCAAACGCCTTCGAGGCAAGGTATCCAGCGGCCCATCCGGCCGCGCCGGCAAGGACCGTCCCTCCGAAGGTAGGGCCTGCCGCCGCCGCGGGGGTAGACGCTCCTGCCGCCCCTCCCGCCTCTGCGGCCGCCGCAGGAACCGCCGAAGGCGCTTCTGCCAGAAGAGGCGCAGTCTTCTGGAGCGCGACCTGACCTCCAGCACCCAGGTCGATCGCTGCGGGGCCTGACACCGCTGCGGGAGCGTTCACGGCACTTGCAAGGGGCACGCCCGCATGTGGAACTGCCGCACCCGGCACCGCGGCTGCCGGGGCACCTGCACCGAGTTTCGCCTTCGCAATCGCATCCAGGGTTTCCGCTTGCTTGCCAAGCACCCCCATGGTCTTGTACCCGATGTACCCGGTCCCAAGCGTCGAGAAGATGTCTACGGCCCCCTTGACCTTCGAACCCTTCATGGCGTCCTTCTGAAGATCCAGTCGTTCGCGGTCCAGGGCAATCGCGCGATCTCGTTCGAATCTCTGCTCCGCAATGTTCGACGCCGTGCCGAGCTCCGCCTCGATGAGTGCCTGGTACTTCGACTTCGGCATCTGCCGGCCGTGCGTGAGTTCCCATTGCGATATTTTCGGCCCGATGCGATCCCAGAAGCCGAGGTCGATTGCGTATCGGGACGCCATGGTGCTCCTCCTCTACGCCTATACAGGCGTGTTCTGCGAGTATCCCTTGTCAAGTCTCCACGGTTCGATGTAGTAGGACAGGAACAGGGGTTCTAACCCCTCTGTACCTGCGTCTACGCTCAGCGAAAACAACGTGGAGTGCAGCACTCCGTCGAAGTTCACGGACTTCACGATCTGCGCGACCCTTCGGCTTGCGATCTGCGGGGCCAGGTTGTTCGAGGAATCTATCACGGTGCCGTTGCTGTCCGCGTCAACGTAGTGGGTTGCAGCTATCTTGTTGGCCGTGGAGTTGTTGGCCTTGCACACCAGTTTCACGTACCGCACCTTCGACTCTTCCGAAAGATCCCCTTCGATCAAGGCAAGGTCCGCAGGCCGGAATGAATAGGCAATGGCCGTGCCGTCGAACGTGGCGCCGTTCTCCAGTCTCATCAGGTATCCGGCAGGCTCCATGGCGAACATGTAGGCGTTTCCTTGGGAATCCGTCACGGGAATAAACGCCTTCGGCTTGTTCGCGGTGGGGCGGACAATCTCGTACCAGCCCTGCACGCCGAACCGGAAGACCCATTCCTTGTCGGGAGCGGTCGCGGAACCCTCTGCGTAGCACCAATGGTACTGGTTCTTCACGGAGTCGTATCCGGCGAAGGAACTTGATGCGTAGGTACGGTTGATGCAAGTGCTCTTTCTGTTGTCGAACCTGTCGGAAATGTCCTTTGAAAGCTCCGTGACCGAGAACCCGTCCGACATGAAGATTCCGTCCGAAGCCTGCCACACGGCAATGGGCCTGGATACTCCAGGGCCAACTTCGAACGCAGGGATTACCCGAAGCGTCTCGACCGCCGTGATTCCGACATCTGCGATCTTCACGGGGCCTACCATCTCCTCCGGATCAGAGCCATAGAGCGCATAGAGCTGCCCAGACTTCAGCAGAAGAAGCACGGAGTACAGATTCGCTCCCGCCCTTGTGACAAGCGATGCCGCGGCTTGGAGTTTTTCCGTTCCCCCTACGGGGAACTCCAAAGCTTCCTCTCCGTTGAATATCTGGCTCGTTCCCGTTGCGGAGGCAAGAACATTGTTGTCCTTTGCGAGCCATATCCTGCTTAGATGTTCGAACGGGAAGTCGTACCCCTTGAGTTCCATCTGTACCGGAATTCCTCCGACGAAGTACAGTTCCACCTCGGAGTCCAATGCTTTTGAGAACTCGATCTTGTAGTAGTACAGTTGCGGCCGATCGATGGTCTTGGCTCCAGTTGCCAAAGCCTTGGTTATCTCCCTGATTTTGGACAGTCCGGAAAACAGGCCGCTTCCCGTCTTTGGCGTTGAGGCATAGAGTTCTTCTTTTGAAAATATCGGCCTCGATGCGCCAGGAAGGTCTGTTTCGAATTCGCCCGACAGGGCCGGAGGATCCCACGTCACGACCCCGGACTTGGCGAAGGAGATACCTCCCTCCATAGTGCCGTCGTCGATGGTTCCAACGCTGTCCCATCCAGTTCCGTTCCATTTGTAAATGGTCATCACGGTTCCGGCGGTGGAGTTCTCCTTCCCAGGGATGAAGGCGAATCTCAAACCCTGCATCCGTTCCGTGAACCCACCAAGAAGATAAGAGGTCGTCGCCGGAAGACTGTCCAGCACAGCAAAGGTAGATGCATTGAGGTTGTCGTATTCTTCCTTGAACACGCCCGTCGTCAGATCGCTGTAGGTGTTACTCTGATACTTCAGGAAGGCCGATACGCGCCTGTACGTCCCGTCCCAAAGATCCCGCACCTGCTGCATCGGACTGGACAGTGTGACCTGATATATCTGCGCGGTGGTGTCGCAATCGACGATTTCGACCTTGTACCAGTACGCCATCATGCCGTCAATAACTCGTTGCTTCGCCGTGTCTTTCGTCGAAGAGAACGTCCATGTATGTTTGGCAGCAGTAGAGAACGCCGTCCCCCCCGCCCCCGTGATGGTTCCGACAGATACCCACGAACCACTTCCGTCCCAGTAGTAGACCGTGGAAGCCCCGGCGGTTACGTTCTCCGTCTGGACGTACCAGTTGATCCCGTCCAAGGGAAGTGGGGAGGCGATCAGGATGCTGGTAAGATTAGTAGCTCCATACGCCTGCGTAGGAGGATCGAAAGAGGAAGTCCAGCGAGCCGTATTTGAAATTCTGAACTCATCTATATAACCGCGAAGATAATTTGCAGAAGAACTCTTGCTCCCTATGTAGACTGTCCCGGTGTAGTTCGCAGCACGATTTGCAGAAATGACAGATTGCTCAAGGGAACCACGAAGGAACGCATACCAGTTGTTTCCATTTTCAACAAACGCAATGTGGTTAAATGACCCAAGACTGATTGTGTTCGCTGTGGTGAGGGTTATCAATTCGGAGGGGGATCCTCCACTATCCTCGTAAATCTCCAACCTCACCCTAAAACTGAATGAAGAAACCCGAACGAGACTTATCTTTATGTAGTCGTTTACCGTAGCACCTTGCTGGTAATAGATTACGTCTCCATCATCAGGCATGGTGGTGTCGTGTCTATACTGTAAGTCAATGGTAAAAATTCCTGCTGAGTAGTCGAAGTCTGCATTGTCGGGGATGGTAAGGTCTGAGTTTGTCCCACCGAAGTACGCTGCGTGCGTTCCGCATTTATAGATGGAGTCAGAAAATGTAACGTTATTGTTTGTAACGGTATGGGGTGTCGTGGGGGAAGAATCTAAAACATTGTTGTCCAAGTGGAGCAACAGCATAGTGTACGCATCGGCAGATTGAGAATACCGGTGGATTGTGGCGAGGTTGTCCGAGTCCGTGAGGTCGTTCGTGATCTGGCGGGTGTAGTTGTACCTGTAGGACCCGTCCGGGTTGTAGTCCACATACCCGGCGCAACGGGCCTCCAAGCCAGGCCACATCACGGTGTCTACCCCGTTGCAGTAGAACGCCGCTCCGAGAGGCCCGATTGCAAGGCGCGGAGAGCCTGCCCCAGAAGAATCAGAGAAAAGAGACGAACTCGCAAAGTCGTTCTGCGACGGAAGGGATGCGTTCGTGTTTCTATATATCTTCCCGTTTGCACCGTTAATGTCCGTGGCGTGAACCAACACATGAGATTCCGTGGTGGGGATATCCTTTGTGAAATGAATCCCCGTGGTGCCGACCGTGTTGGTGGTAATGGCCGTGGTGTTGATCTTCGTCATGCCCCGTATGGGTTCAGGATTCGTGCCCCCAGGCCGGAGATTCCGCAAGACCTGAAAGTTCCCAAGGCCGATCGCGGAACTGTCAACGGCGGTGATGCACTTCCCCGTGAGGGGGACGTTCACCGACATGAGTTGCTTGTCTACGGTCCTCCTCGCCATCCGTCACACCTTCATGATGACCTGAAGCCTTCTTCGCCCAAGAGAAGACCTCAGTTGTGTCGCGCTTCTTCGCACTTCACGGTCGTACAGACCGAACCACTTGTCCCCGAAGTCGGGAGCGGAGTCCCGGTACTTGTAGAGAAACGCCGCGTAGTGAACCAGCGCGTTCGTGAGGTCGATCGGGAACGGATAGGACCCGTAGTGAGAGAAGACCGGCGCCGGCCGCTGGATGTACGGGACCGTGATGGTATGCCCCGCCGTCTTCGCAGGAGCGTCCAGCAAAAGCTGGTACCGCCTCTGAGGAACGATCACGTAGGCGTCGTTGGTGCTCCAGTCATTGTTCGTGCCCCCGAACAGGGCCGTCACAAGTGCCGTCCCAGAAGTCACGGAAAGAACGTACCCGGTGGATCCGTCCGTCGGGTTGTGGATCGTGTCCCCTGCGTTCACGGTACTCGAGAAGGACGCTGCGGTATCGGCAAGCGTGCAGGACCCCGCGGAAGCCTCTCCGTTCCCCGTAGCCGTCCCGGTGACGTTCGAGATGGCAACCCGGTAGTCGGTGACGGCAAACCCGCCTGGAGTGGCTTGAGAGGTGGTGTTGTGGTCCTCGAATATCTCCTGCTCGTCCTTCATGGAGATGTTCGTGTACGAGGTCCCGTTGTAGTACCGGACGAAGAACTGGTCCTTCGCGTCCCGCATGTAGAGCGAGAGGAAGTCTGCGTTTAGTAGATACTGGTCCTGCTGGTCCGCAACGGTCGTAACCGTGGATTCGGCACGAGGATATTGCAACCTCCGCGCCATCTCCATCGAAGCACGCCAGAGAAAACTGTAGGTGCCTCTCGAGTCGAGGAACCCAGACGTATCCGGGTTCTCCAGCAGAAGAGTCGCCATATCGCGGGAGAGCGTCTTGCCGTCCATGGAAGACCTCCTTTTGTGCTACTTGTCCCGGCGAAGGCGCTCCGTGTTGCTGTCCTCCTCGCATACCCGCGCGGTCCACTTCCAGAGCAAGGAGGCGTCGTTGCCCGACATCTTGCCGTCCTTGCTGACCTTCAGGCCGTTCCTGATCGCAATTTCCGCGACCGATCCACTCACCTTGATGGACGGCTTCGACTGAATATCCAGAAGGACCGCCGGATTCACCAGACCTTTCTGATCCTCCGTCCGGGTCGGCATCGATTCCGAAAGGACCTTTGAGAGCTCCTTGAACGTCGCGGCACACACGTCCTTCGTGGCGCCTTCGAACTTCGGCTTCGATTCCTTCAGGAGTGTGAGCTTCTTCTCCTTCCTGCCGAGGTCAGCCTTGACCTGGGCCTCCTTGCCATGAGGCACCTGGCCGCTGTTGAGGCGGTTTCGGGTCTGCCGGATATCGTCTTCGAGCAGTTCGAGGTTCCTGGTGAAGTACCACGCCGGCATCGAAGACGCGATCTGCATCTCGCCCGAAGGCCCCCGTACCTTGTCTACTGCCGAGAAGAATTCCACGTCCGCCATGTCACTTCCCTCCTTTTGGCTTCTCGTCTGCCGCTACAGGTTTCTTGATCGCGGCGAGTTCTTTCCTGATGGTCCTGTTCTCCTTCTCCAGCGCGTCGAGCCGGTTCTCGATATTTTTCAGTTCCGCGTCGAGGCCCGGAATGGTATACCTTGCCATGGCGATCCCTCCTATCCGTTAGTTATCGCTCGCCCCTATCTGGTACCAGATGGCCCCAGAGTAGATAAAGATGGCGGCATCGTATTGCCCTAATGTCGTAGCCGCTCCCGCCAACACGTTCGACTGGTCCGGAAAAGACGTTGCGGTAGTCGATTCGTTCACGAATACGAACATCTGTCCCGTGGCAGCTCCGGTTTCCGAAAGATATAGTGTTTCCGCTGTGCCTGCCTTCAGGTAGCAGGAAACGCCCGAAACGGCGAGAGTTGCGGCGTTGTCCGGGGTGCCTGAAACGCAGTTCAGTACAGGAACGCCCGTGCTCGAAATAGCCGTAGTGCGGGTCGAGGAATCGTAGGCGCCGACCTGATACGCTCCGTTGGTAACGACGTTCCCAGGGATGAAGGACTCCGCGACGGCAAGGCCCGGAGCCAGTACGCACCCGAGGTAGATCAGAAGAGAAGTGACCAGGCAAAGCCATTTCGGTCTGCGGTGCATCGAAAGGTCCTCCTTTTTCATGAAGGGGAGCGGCATTGCTGCCGCCCCCCTGTTCCGTGTCGGTTGTCGGTTAGCTCACCTGTGATCCGTAAAAAGGTCTCCAGTCGAGCCATCCCCAGGAAACGCGGAAGTAGACGCTGTTCTTGAGAATGAACGTCTCGAAGTCGATGGTGTTGTTGTACTCCGGCGGTGTGCGGTCGAACCACACCAGCGCGTCCTTCATGGCCGTGAGGTCCACGAGGAACCAGTCGTTCGTGTCGGTATCGTCCAGGAGCTTGTAGGGAATCAGCGTGTAGCCCTGCTGCGCCTCCACGTTGACGTCCCTGGCCGCGGTGTTGTACCCGAACGGCGTCTGGGTCACTTCCCGGACCTTGCTGTCGAGGGCCATCGGGTAGACGATGCCCCAGTTGTTCGACACGTTGAACCGCTCCCCGATATCGGTCTTGTAGCGGTACATTGCGAGTCGAGCCGTCTCGAGGTTGGTCTTCGAAAACGCCCCGGTCCCCATGTTCGAGAACCCGGTGGAGGTGGACGCTCCCGACTTGGAGAGGTGGGTCGTGGAGCAGAGGGCTTTCCCCTCCTCGTTGGTCTGGAAATCGAACGCCGCGGAGAAGGCGCCTTGGAAGAGCTTCGCGCCGATCTTCTCGCGGGTACGAGTCGCGGATCTGGTGAGGCCGGCGACCCGGCGCTCGATCACACCGTACTGGTCGTCATCGACCAGTTCCCGCTCTGCCTGGATCCCGGCCGCATACACCGAATGCTCGACCTTGGTGTGCCAGCCCGGATACATCGGGAGGTATTCCAGTTCCCCGGTGAACTGCGGGATATCGGGGAAGTCCGAGGTGTTGAGGTACTCCTCCCAAGCCTTCTTGGAAGAAGCCATGGAGAAGAACGTCGGCACCATCGACGCGAGAAGTTCCCGTTCGATGATGTCGCTTGCGACCTCCCGAAGATCCGACTGAAGAAGTCTTCGGAAGTCGGCTGAGGTGAGTGGGCTACCCATTGTATCTGTCCTCCCTTCCTAAGCGTTGGCGAGTCGGTTGAACCGGAAGATCGCGTGCTCCTTGCCGGCGGTTTCCAGGTCGAGCTTGATGACCGTGACCTCGAAGTAGTTCGTCGCCGGGGAAGCGGCGCCGTTGATGTACATCGACTCCGTGGCCTGGAGTTGCAGGAAGCTCCTCCCCATCGCAAGGGGCGCCCGGACGAAGGTATCACCGATGGCGATGTCCTCCATGAAGGCGTGCGTAACGGTCGGTACCGTGGTTGAGGTGTCCGTGGTGACGCGGTACTGGCCCTTGTTGGCTCCCGAACGGCAGTAGATGGTGCAGAGGTCCGCGACCGGGGTGAAGTCGCAGGCGTTGGTAGTGGGGCCGGTCACACCACCGTCCGTGGATCCCGCGGTGGCGGTCAGGAGCGAAAGAGCCGTCCCGAACGCCGTCTGGAAGATCGGTCCGTAGACCCAGGTGAGCGGATCGATGACATCCACGAGCACGAGCGCCCGCTTGTCGCCCTTCGGGTACCCCACCCCGCCGTGCAGGATGGTGTTCCGCGCGGCCAGGGCGGCCTGAGTGGCGACGGCGGTGATGCTGTGGGTCTTGTAGGTGGAATCGTACACCGGGGTCTTGTTGTTGTCCCCGACCACAATCCCGACGATGTGCGAATCCCCCGAGGCGTCCCTCGCTCCGGAGGCGGCGCCAACAGGGGCAACGCCATCGGAGATGGACTTCACGAGTTGGCCTCGGTACAGCGTATCGGTCGCATCGACCGGAAACCATGCGAGGTTCGCAGTTCCTTTTTCTCTTCGGAATCCCATGATCTTCTCCTTTTATTGTCGTTCCGCGCAAGGCGGTATGGACAGGTTCACTTCAGTCTTTCCAGGCGTGAGTCCCGCAGAAGGGGCACCCGGAAGATACCGTGACGCTTCGCTGGATGTAGATGGCTTTCTGGTTTCCGATGGAATCGAGTTCCCGCAGGATGATCGGTCGGCCGACTCGGAACTTCACCGAAGCCGCGTCTCCGACGTACCTTCCTGGGGTTAGAGTAGCGGGAGTATGCGAATTACCGGCCCTGCCGGTATCGAGTGCGTTCTTCTGGATATCGCAAACGAAGCCGCAGTTCCAGCACTTGAAGTAGCGGCCTTCGTCGGTTCCCTGTCCGGGGACCGGGATGCTACGCTTTTCCTTGCGTATCCGTGTGCTGCCGAACCTACCTTCTCGCACCTCTGTCCGCTCCCATATCGACAGCGAACGCCCTGTTCATCAACTTGTCCGGGTCACGGCCCTTGCTTCTGGCGTGCTCAAGGTATCTCCGTGCGTGCGGATCCAAGTCGATGGCTTTCCTCTTGGGCTTGCCGTCGGTTCCTCGTACATCTCCCCCGACGCCAAGCGGTACGGTAGGGTCTTCCCCTTTGAGGTTTCCCTCTCCGGGTTTCGGAGTGGTTTCTCGTGAGACGGATTCGAACCTATTGTTCAGGATGGCGGTTTTGGCGTTCTGGAAGTTGATGCGGTAGCAGGCATCCGGGTCGGAAGTCCACGGCTTGTTGAACGTGTTCTCCTTGTCCTCCCGGTTGAACATCAACGCCTGCACTTCCGCGAAGTCCGGGTCGTTCTTGAACTCGTCCTTCGCGTTGTTGGCGAGGTAGGACTTCACGAACCTCGCCTGTGTTTCTTCCGCTGCCGCTGCCGTATCCTTCGCAGGTTTCTTCTCCGTAGCACGTTCCCCGTCGTCGGAAAGCCCAAGCTCTCGCTCCAAGTCGTCTTCGTCTCCCGACTCTTCCTTGGGAGGCGCTTCCTTCTTGGATTCGAGAAGTTTTACCGTGGCTCTTAGATCCGCGAGTTCGGCGGCGTCTTTCGCCTCCTTCTCACGAATGTATCGGCCAAGTTGGGTTTTCCAGAAGGGATTGTCCGGGCCGGCCTTCGGATCAAGCGTCTCCGGATCCCCTTCTTTCGGTTCGGCGGGTTTCGGCTTGGCTTCTGCTGAATCGGGCTTCTCGGCCGGTTTCTCTCCGGCAGGAGTTGCCTCGTTCGGCGTGGCCTTGCCTTCTCCACTCGGAATATCGGACCCTTCTACCGCCCCCTTGGTGTCTTTCGGGGCTTCGCCCGAATTCTCCGGCGTGGTGCCTTCGGACCTGGCTCGGTCGGCAGCGGCCGTCAGTTCCGCAAGTCGCAGGGTCCTCGGGGGCTTTGCCTTCCCCTCGGTTCCCGCAACGGCTTCACTTCCCGCAGGCTGTTTCCCTTCCTTGTCCTCTACACCTGTGGTCATTCAAACCTCCGTTGGTCTGAAATATAGGGATTTACTCCCCGTGCGTCAAGTTTTATTCTTGCTCCCTTGCCGCTTCCTTCAGGACTTTCACGCCTCGATTGTACGAGACAACCTGTTCGAGGTAGTGTTCCGCCTCCTCCTTGTAGACCTTGAACCGTACCTTCATCTCCCTCATTTTCGGGGTATCGTCGCCCATCGAGACGTTGTTTAAGATGAAGTTCTCGCACTCCAGTATGTTCCGGTTGATTCTTCCCAGGAACTCCTGCCCCTCCGGCGTGGAGAGCGCGTCCATTATGGTTCGTAGCCTCCCGAGGTTCGATAGGTGCCTCGAAAGGTTTTCTCCGGGGATGATCCTGCACAGCTTATCGAATTCCTGGTCGGTAAGCTCCTCGAAGTCCTCCCCGTCGTCCACTCTCTTCTTGTCTTCCTCGATCTTTTTCGGAGTTCTTGCCTTTCTTTTCGCCACTTTTACCCCCTATCTCTTCATGCCGGTTGTGTTGCGATCCTTGCTCCCGCCTCCGGCGCGGATACAGGCAACCCGCTCTGGTTCGTCTCGGCCCCCGCCGTGGCGTTCCCCTCTGCCGGAGGGGAGGACTTGTCCGTTACCGGGACATTCGGGTCGAGCTGGCTTGCTCCGAATCTCCGTTCGTACTCGTCCCCCATAAGTTTCGCCTGGGCCATGATGATTGCGTTCACAAGCCCTGCCGTTTTCGGGTTCGGCACCATCACGATTTTCGCCAGCATATTGTCGAGGTGCTTTATCTTGTTGTCCCGGCTGTACTCGGTTTCGATGGCCTGAGACACCGGCTTGAACAGGTAGTTCGCTCCGGCGTCGAAGTTTTCGATCTTATCCCCCATGAGTTTTTCCGCGGTGGATGAATGTGCGAACTGCCAGGTCATCAGGAGAATCATGCGGTAGAACTCCTGGAGAAACGTGAACTCGAACGTGATCGACCGAAAGTTGTTTCGCGTGCTACTATGCGCCTCCGCTCCGGCAACGGCGGTTGCTGAGGTGGATGCCCTTCCTGGGGTTTCTCCGTATTGCGTCGGCCCTGTGGCCTTGATGCGCTGCATCGTGTTCTGGAGGAACCCTACCCCCGCGAGGGTCTGGTCGAGCTTGGAGTCCACTCGCAGGTAGTCAAGGTCCGCCTTCGGGTCTTCCAGTTCGATCGGGTGCCCCGGCGCGATATAGATCGTACTGTTCTCCCCGGTCGAGTCCCGTCTCGTGAGAAGGGTCGGGAGGATAGAAAGTTGCTCCCGGTCCATCCCCATGTTGTAGGTATCGTTTAGGGCCGTCTGGAGTTCAGCAGAGAACACCGAATCCCCAAGCCCGCTGTCTTTCGTCGGATGGATGAAGCAAAGCCCCCGAACGACTGGCTTGTATCTCTTCCCGCTCGTGTCACGATACGGTTGCAACTGGAACCGTATGTTGATGCGGTTCGTCCCGGACTCTACGAAAGTCGAAATGGTTTCGAGGAGTTCAACATCTTCCGACTCCTCCATGTACGTCCCGTCGTCGTTGATCCCGGGCTCGACTTCCATGGGATCTCCGTACCGATCCCGCTTCTTAATCTTGCACCAAAACAGGCCGTGCCTCTCGTATACGTCGAACGGCTTTTCGGGGGTTCTCTTCGGGAACGTACCCTCCCCGGTATCGTTCGCGGAAGCCCTCGAGGTCTTCGTCTCGTCCGGGGGAACCATCTCTGCTACCCGGTCGAGGTTCTTGTACCCCATGCGCTTCGCGTCTTTCTTGAGCTGCGAAAGGGTGCGCTCGAACCGAACCGTAAGCCACGGCATGTCCTGCACGGAGTAGAAGTACCCCAAGGGAGTGAATACGTTCCGGCCGTCGAGCAGGTCGAAGTTGAACTGGTCCACCACCGGCATTTTTCCATAGACCGGCACCTTTGCGATCTTGAACTCCCGAAGGTGCTCGTTCTCCATGGACACCGGGTTTCCGAAGATATCCCGCTCGGTCGGTACAGCGCGATCCTCGTGTCGAAGCACAACTTCTGCGTCTTCCCGTTCCCACCAGAGCCTTGCGTAGACGTTCCCGGCCATATCGTTCAGGAGCCTCGCTCGCATGAACTTCTGGTAGTAGTACAGGTTGACCCTGTTCAGGGTGCGGTTGATGAGTTCCTTCGCGGCGTCTTTCTTCTTTTCCGCCTCGTCCGACGTGTCCTGAAGGTACGCCTCCACGAAGTCCCGGTTGGCGAAGTATTGAGACGCATCGATCGCGGAAGCGGTAAGGACCTGGGAAGCGTACTCCGGAATGAATATATCGCTCATCCAGTTGTACTTCTTCTGGCTCCTCTTGCACTCCAGCATATCGATCATTGTTTCGAACGATACGGATGGCTGACTCTGGTTCTGAATAGAGGTCCGCACCTCGTCGTCCAGCACAATGGATGCGAGGATCATATCCACGCGGTCCTCTGGCGTGTAGGCCCTCCTCTTTCCCTTCGCCGTTGCCTTTGCCATGTCGCTACCTTCCTTTCGTCAGTTCACGGCAAACCGTATCGGAGACAAGACCTGGTGAAGCGTCTCCTTTTCGCACACGGGGCATTTGATCTCGTCTACCCCCTCTTCGTGGGCCTGTCGCTGTTCCAGCGTACATCCCAACTCGAACACCATATCGCACTTCCTACATTCGAAATCGTATCTCGGCATCTCTGCCAGCCCTCCTCCCCGAAAAGTACAGGCTCCTGTCCCGGTCGTCCTCTCGAGGGATGAAGACCCTTGGACGGAACGCGCTTTCCTTCAGGATTCCCTCCAAGGCCATTGGGAAATGGCTCCACTTCTGCTGCGGTGTTTCGTTCTCGTCCTTGGTCACGAGGGCCGACGAATTCGCGTGAACCTCGAGGCGCCAGTTCTTCATGGACTTCGCCATCTTGGGGCATTGGTCCGTGATCCAGAGCGTCGGGACGTAGTATTCGTTCCCGTGCTCGTCCTTCCGCTCGTTGTTGAACGGCTCTCCGCACTCCTTCGAGTTCTTCAACCTGATTCGGATCTGCTCCCTCCCCCTGGTCCCCTTGGTATCGAACCCGAGGAAGGCGCCCCCTGTGCCAAGCCCCTTCTTCTTGAGTTTGCGGAGTTCGTCGTTTAAGTCCTCTCGCACAGACGTCGTGCGGTCGTTGTCCTTGGTGCGTTTCGCAATCTTCACGTTCGCCAGCGGGTCGATTCGGTCGATCCGGAACAGGTACTCCCGGGAGGACCTTGCAAGGGTATCCGCAATCTCGTCCGTGGTGAGGCGTGTGGGGTCCGGGGTGTTTTCCCACCAGACGAAGCACTCGTTGGTGTCAGAGAGGGATACGTGGATCACGGCCCACGGCACTACCGGATGGTAATCGATGCTTCGGGCATGCATCCACTTGTCCGGGACCCCGTGCGGGAACCATTTCTCGTGGGAGATGAGGTGCGTATCGAATGTGAACGCCTTGAAAATAGTGGACGACACCGCCCGGAACATCCCGTATCGACGAATGGCGATCACGTCGGGATCTCCAGCGTCAAGGTCCTCAAATATCCGGTTGATGGCGGCAGGGTCCAGCGTAGGATTATCGTCGGTTGCCATCTGGAACACAGCGATTGACTTCTTCGATTCGGTATGCTCCACCGGCTCGATACCGAACTCCTTGCAGATCACGTCGCTCCTGTAATAGACCGCAGCCGGCTCATATACTTCATCGAACAGGTAAGACAGCCGCTCCGCAGGCGTGAGGGAGATCACGAGATCCCCGTCCGTCGCCAGGAGGCGCATCCTCATTTCCTCGAGGAACGCTTTCGGCGGCTGCTCGTCGGCCCACACAGATTTAAGCTGGACCCCCGCCATGGCCTGCACATCCTGGTTGTAGGACACGAACTCAAGAACGATATCTGGCCCCCCCCAGATGTCCCGAATCACCATCACGGAGTTGCGCTGGTTGATGTCCTTCTTGATGAGGTGCCTCGGGATCCACTTCAGGAGTTCCGGGTACTGAGTGTTGCGAACTTCGATCACGGTCCCTCCGCCCTGTTCCGCGGCTCCAGAGGTCGTGTTCTGCATCGGCAGGTTTTCGGAAGCGAACCGTACTTTCCGGAACGGGTCGGAGTAGAATTTCAGCACTCCGTCGCATCCTTTGTACCCACAGACGGTTTCGGGTTGCCGGAACGCCAAGGGATACTTATGCCCCTTGCTGCTACACACCAGCCAGTTGAAGTTCTTGGACGCGACCGGGTGCATGGACAGGAACCTGAAGATGTAGTCCCGGATCACGTAGCAGGTCTTTCCTCCCTGGTTCCCGGCGAAGAGGGCACGCACTTTAAGGTGGCATTTCATAAATCGTTCAAAAATCGGAGTGGACTTAAACTGAGCAAGCGCGTTGAAGTCGTTCAGTATCTTTACGGACTCTGGAGAAAGTGTTTCCATCTTTACCGAACGATACCGCCAGGGCCGAGAAATATGCCAGGACCGAAGGGGACCGAGGGGTTTTCCCCTGTTATAGAAACCTCATTTACTTGCCATATCGAGGTTTCTCCGACCGACGTTATTTTGAATTGGATCTGC